TCTATTCAATCGAATTGGATAATAAATATTTTATATCTAATATGAATGGAATAAATAAACGAATAAGTGAGGAGGAATATTTTAAACTCACTGAACAGAACTAAAGTACTTTTTTTGTTTTGGTTGGATACCCTTGTAAATTAATTTTTACAGGGGTATTTTTTTGGATATATTCTAAAGCTAATTTGTTGATTCACAATATAGTTGATTTCTTGTAATATACCGCCCTTTCCCTTTTTCTCTCCCCCCTTAGAGCGCTCCTAAGAGACTTTAAACTTAATTTAGTACCTAAGTGCCATTCAGGGGTAAAGTCGCTTAAATGGACGTAAAATGAGTATTGGTGGGGGTGAGGTATCAGGTTTTGGAAATTCACCCACTTTTCAAAAGGTGTTAACTAAAATCAGAAAATCAAACCGAATTGAGGAGTGTTTGAGAAAAGAATATAGTTAGGGCTTTCCTGACTTGGGGTTTATGATAACCTAGAGTTTTCTAAAGATATAGTTTACTATAGAGTTAATAGCCCACTTATTGTGGTCTATTGGTTATCTGTAGATATAACTGACTTTTATACAAAGTGTTTTATTTTCAGTTACCTATTTGTTACTTTTCTATTTGTAGTACAAAACACAGGCTCTATAGTTATATAGGTATGAGTCAGAAATTTACTTTATCAGTACCTAAAGAATTGTCCGCAGTTACATTACAGCAATATCAGAAGTACCTTAAAGTTATGGAAGATAATGAAGGGGCAGAGGATGTAGAGTTTATTAATCTAAAGATATTAGAGATATTTTGTGGAGTATCATTAAGGGATGCTTATAATTTACCTTTAGCACAGTTCTCTACAATAATTAGTCACGTTGTAGATATATTTAAGGAAGAGACACCTCTACAGAGAGACTTTACCTTAACAGACCCTAACGGTGATAGTGTAACCTTTGGGTTTATACCTAAGTTAGATGACATTAGTTTAGGGGAGTTTGTTGATTTAGAAAACTATATTGCTGACTGGCAAGGTATGCACAAGGCTTTAGCTGTATTATACAGACCGATAACCTTCAGGAAAGGGGAATTGTACCTTATAGAGGACTACGAGGGGTCTGATAAGTATTCTGAGATAATGAAAGATGCTCCAGTAAATGTAGCTTTAGGTGCAACTGTTTTTTTTTATCGTTTAGGGAACGTTTTATCGGACTATTTGATGGACTCTTTAACTCAGGAACTAATGAAGGATCAAGAGATGGTGGAGCATTTGGAGAAAAATGGGGGTGGTATCAATCAATATATGCAATCGCTAAAGGAGATATCACAAAATTTAAAGAGATTGCAAAACTATCGGCTGCCGAATGTCTAACGTGGTTAGAGTTTGAGAAAGAGAAGAACGACTTAGAAGCAAAATTAATAAAACAAAAGAGTAGATGAGACAAGTATATACCGTATTAGATAAGTTAAGGTTGAAACTAAAAGAGAATGGAATTACCAATACAGTAACTTTTGGAGATATCCTAGAGGTTGATTTAGATAAGACAACTATATTTCCATTAACCCACATTACTTTAGGGGATGTAGTATTCTCACCTCATATAATTACAACTACTATACAACTATTTTGTTTAGATATAGTCGATAAGACTAATGAACTTACTGATGATGATATATTCTACGGTAATGACAACCTGCAAGATATATTAAACACACAATTACAGGTAGTGAATGATGTTCAGCAGGAACTAAGGAGGGGTGGCTTGTTTGATGACAACCTACAGTTAACCACTGATATAACAGCTTCTCCTTTTATGGATAACTTTGAGAATCAATTAGCTGGCTGGGCAGTAACTATAAATATAGAAATGCCTAATAGTGAACACACTATTTGCTAATGAATACAAGGCATACAAAGAAAGCATTAGACAACTACAGGAAGATTTTAGTAGAGGAACTTAAACGTCAACTAAAGAAGCCTAACAGTAAACTAGAAGAGAGTATTACCGGTATAAATCTAACTGGTAAGGATGGGTTTTCTATTAGTATGAATGATTATGGCCTTAATGTAAATCAAGGTAGAAGTGCAGGTAGATTCCCAAATATAGTAAAACTTCAAGATTGGATTAATAGAAACGGAATAGAGCCCAAAAAGCAAAAGGATGGAAAAATACCTAGCCTTAAACAACTTTCATTTTTAATTGGAAGAAGCATACGAGACAGAGGTATTAGACCAACTAGGTTTATAGATATAGTTATTGAGAAGGTAGAACCTAAAATGACTTTAGATATAGCAAACGCATATTTAAGAGACTTAAACGAGGCTTTAGATAAGGCAATACCTCAAGGAAGTAAGAAATAAACCTTAGACTACATTTTGGTTAAATAAGGTTATAATAAAAAGGATAGCAACTAAACAAAGTATAGTAATTTTATTAGACAGAAAATGAGTGATGTTAAAATAAACAGTAGAAGTCCGTATTATATAGAGGCAAACGCAACTGAGCCAACTCAGCCAGTAATACCGCCACCAGTAGGAAACGAACCTCCTGAAGTTTATATAACTATAAGTAACGATAACCCATATCTAGGGGAAGTAATAACCCTTACCGCTGTTGCATCAGACCCAGATGGAACTATAGTTTCTTATGAGTGGGGTGGCTTTGGAAGTGGTACTACTGAATCAATAACAGCCACAAACTCATCTTTAATTCAAGACCAGATTTTTATGGTTACGGTAACTGATAATGATGGCAATACAGCCACAGCTTTAGGAACTGTTAGTTGGAAAGAACAGCCTCAGGTAACACAGAATGAGACTACTTATGTATATTGTGGAGATGTAATTAATGAAGCCTCTTTTTCTGGTACAAAAACATATAATCTAATAGGTGTAGAAGATAAGATTGGAGAGGTAGAGATAGAGTTTCTAACCACAGGAGGTAATCAAGATGTACCTGTTAAGTTTGACATTACTTGGAACGGTATAACAAATACAAGTGGATTTATAGGTGATTCTAATCAAGGAGGCGTCTTCCCGATTCCACCGCCAAACAACACTACAAATCCAACAAACAAGAAACAACCAACAACGTTAACGATAAACAAAACTGCCGCAACTCCTACTGAGGTTATTTTAACAGCAGAAGCTTTCTTTCCTAATGACACCTATAGTTTTAGACTTAATTGCCCAGACGTAGAGGCTACAGAAACATTCTATCACACATTAAAAAGCACCTGTGTAGATGGTTCTACCACATTTACATATACTGATGTTGATGGGGTTACTCAGACTGTAGAAGTTCCCGAGGGTGAAAGTTTGTTAGTTTCAGCACAAGAAAACACTGTAGTAGAAACAGCTTGTACAGGTGAAATAGAGTTAGGTGGCCAGAGTTTTGAATTAGGAGTTCCTGAACAAGAGTATGATGAAAATACTGAGATTAACATAATCTTTGATGATTCTGGTTCTATGGATGGTACATTACAGCCTTTAGTAGATATGGCTGATGGGTTACTCAAAGATAAATTATTATCTTTTTACGGAGGTGATGTTGTTAAATATAACGAAAGAGTTAATGTATTTAGAGCACAAGATTTTAATAGTAAATTCACCAAACTTCCTTTTTTCGGTTCTCCAACACAAGAAAGATTCCTGAAATTTGCTTCTTACGGAAAAACAAACCCTCAATCAACGAAAAATATTTATTTATTCTTCACAGATGAGGTGGGAGGAGCATATCAACATTCTGCTGGACAACTTCTTCAATATAACTACGATTTAGCTGACTATAGGTCTTACTTAAATTCAATACAATATGGAGAGCATTTTATGAGAACTTTTATAGTTGAACAGAATTATAGCACCTCTTATACTGAATTTCTGAAAGCAATATTTGATGGTGGAAAACATCCTAGTCTTGGATCAAATTCTGACTTTTCTGGCTCTAAAGGTCTTTCCGATAGGTCTGAAGCATCTAGGGCTGATGAAATATTAAAAGATGGTGTAAAATATACTTATATTCCTGGAGCTCCTGTCCCATATACTCCTGAATCATATTACTATTACGATTTCATCATTAAAGCACTCCAAGACTACGGATTTAATATATAATTATGGCAAATTTAAAAACAGCAGAGTTAAAGCTTTGGATATATGAAGGACCAATACTATCCTACACAGGAGAGCCTCAGTATACAATAACAAAAAACATAATCCCTAATGAAAAGACTATTCTATTTGAAATAGGGGAACTTGTGAAAGATTACGTTCCTTTGTTTTTTAATGGAGATTTTGGTATTTCCAACCTTACAGCTTGGGCTTCTTGGGAGATAACAAATACGTTTGATAATACTCCAGCAACAACAACAAAAACAACTGGTACTAGACTCGTAACTCACGGTTACGGTTATTTTGAAGATGAAATAAATCCTCAGTTACTTACTCCATTACAGCAATCCAATACTTGTGTATACTGGAAAAAAGGTGAAAAGGTTAGAATACCATTATACCAAGAGAACGAACTTTATAGCGTTGAGTTTTATGAAGGTGGACTTTCTGTAGGATCTCAGTCTTTTGGTAAAACATTTACTCCTTTAACCACAGACACAACCTCATATAGAACAGACAGTACACTTATAAGAACTGATGCAACTGGTATTATGGGGGCTACCTCTTCGAACTTAATACCTAACATATCCGCTCCAGTAGGTACTGATAAGGTTGTTATAACTACAAATGATAATAAGACTGTAACATTATTTATAAAATATATTGAAGAGTGTAAGAATACTCCATACAGAGTAACCTTCTTAAACAAATTTGGTAGCCTACAAGACATTTGGTTCTTTGGTAAAAGAGATGAAAGTGCAAAGATAAGCAGAGAACAGTATAAAGTGAACACTATTCAATCCACTGCAACAACTAAGTTCTATCCAACTTATGAGCCAACTGACAAGACCTTTAACGTCAACTCTAAAAAGGACCTAACACTAAACACTGGATTTATATGTGAGGACTATAATGAAGTTATTCAGCAGCTTATACAATCTGAAAACGTTTGGATTCACGAAGACAACAAGGTATTCCCTGTTAGACCTACAGATACCAGCTTAACCTACAAGACAAAACGCTACGAAAAGCTACTGAACTTTACAGTGAAATTTGATTACGCTTACAGCGAAATAAACCTAGTTAGATAATGCAGAGACTACAATTATATATTGAGGATAATGAAGGGAACTACCCTTTAGTTGATTTGTTTGATGATGAAATGGTTGAACTAACCTCAACCATACAAGACGTAAAGGATATAGGCAAAGTGTTTACAGACTACTCTCAGACCTTTACAGTTCCAGCATCAGACACTAACAACAAGATATTTCGTCACTATTATAATTATCATATTACTGGTAATGCTTTTGATTCAAGAAAGAGGAAACAGGCTTTACTTCATATAAACTACGCACCATTCAGGAGGGGTAAAATATACCTGAATAGTGTTAAGATGAGGGATAATAAGGCATATGCTTATGAACTAACCTTTTATGGTAACACTGTATCATTAAAGGATTTATTAGGAGATGATGAGCTGACTGATTTGCCTTACTTGAACAATTTTAATCATAAATATACAGACACAATAGTAAAAGAAGGATTTGAAGATGGGTTAGACTTTGTTGTTGGTACTGAAACAAAATCGGATGCAATTATATACCCATTAATAACCTCAAAAAAGAGATTATTCTTTAATTCTGACGATCCAGATGATATAGAATTTAATTCAACTGGAAATATATATTATAATGACAACCCACAAGACAATAGCAGAGGTCTTGAATTTACTGACTTAAAACCAGCAATAAGGGCATATAACATAATAGAAGCAATAGAGGATAAGTACAATTTATCATTCACTAAAGACTTCTTTACCTCTCCGGCTTTTGAAAATCTATATTTGTGGTTAAGTAACATAAAAGGGGAATTTAATCAGCAAGACGATTTTAAACTATTCGAGCATTACGTAAAAACTGCAGAATATCAAGACAACACGACCTACAGAGGCCCAGCAAGTTCTTGGACAAATCAAGATATTCCTGAGGTTACTTTTGAGAACAATATCGTAACAATAACTAAATCAACAGGTGCAGACGAATATAAGATAGCACTTCGGTCATTATACTCTCCCAAAACAGCTTTCGATATTGTTTTTACAGAGGTGGATGAACTTGGTAATGAAATAGGAGAATACGTTACTAAGATAGGAGAATTGCTTTCAGCTCCAGACTATGGAACTTTTGTTGGATATTACACTGCCTTTCCTTCTTCTTCCAGTGCTGGAACTAGAAGATTTAAGACAAAGGTTAGGGCTGACAATTGGTCCTCTATAAGTCCAATATTGCACGTTATAAAGGACTCAGGGGGAACTCCTGTTCTTGAAGCGTGGTCCAGCATATCTAGTGACGTTAGATTAGAGATTGACATATCCATAACAGATGATTATGTTATGCCTAAAATGAAGGTTATAGACTTTTTAACAGGGCTGTTTAAGATGTTTAATTTAACAGCATATTATATTGACGATTTAGACGATAGTGATTATAATTTAAATAATAAACCTACAATATATGTAGATACGTTGGACAATTATTATGCAGACGCTGTAAATAACAAGCTAGGGGCAACTATAGATATAACTAAATATATTGATTCAACTGAACATATGGTAAGTTCTGTTATGCCTTTTTCTGATATAGAATTTAAATATAATAGTAATGATTCTTTACTAATGAGGAATCACGAAGAACAATTTAACGAAATATTTGGAGATGCTGAATTTGACGTTAGAAATGACTTTACAGATCCAGTAACAGGAGAATACCTTATTGACAGAGGAACCAAGTACCAAATAGATGTGCCTTTTACTCATATGAAATTCGAAAGGCTAATTAACTTGGCTAGACTGGATGATGCCTACGAACAAACTGACAATACTGGAATTCAGTGGGGGTATTCTGCTGGGGGAGAATTTAGTGCAGATACTGATGTAAGCCCGCCTACAGGTGATTATGACTCTTTAGATGTTAAACCATTATTGTTTTACGCAATTAGGGAGACGAATTTGCCAGTAGCTAGTGTTGCTAATGACTACGTAGATGGAAGAATTAATTGGATTTTTGGAGGGAACTCTAATGCCATTTCAAACTATTGGAGACCTTCAAACAGTAATGAATCTGGAAACTCAACAACTCCGCCTGCATACACTTTAAATTTTGATCAAGAAGTTGATGAATGGCAGAAGATAAACTATTCAACTGATGTAGCTGGAGCTGAAACAAATTCCTTGTATTATGTTTTTTACAGAAGTTATGTGAGAAGTGTATTTAACCCTGCAAAGAGAATGTTTAAATTGACAGCATACTTGCCAACAAGTATAATAATCAACTATAGATTAAATGACCAAATAAAAATACACGACAAGATGTTTAGGATTAATTCAATAACAACAAACCTAAATACTGGTAAATCAGAATTGGAATTGTTAAACATATTTACAGACGAGATAGTAGAATGATAAAAGAAGTTATAGACTTATTGCAGGCTAGTGATTTTTATGGGGTAGACCCTGTGATTGATATTGCTAAAGGCAAGTACAAAGCACCAGAGAACATAAAAGAATTTAAGGAATCCGTAAAAAGAAGAAGAAATGGCTGATAGTAAAAAGATAGTTTATGAAATAGAAATAAACAATAAAGGTGCTATAACTTTAAATAAGACTAAAGTATCTTTAAAAGAATTACAGTCTGAATTTGACAATACAACTAAAGCCATAAAGGCACAGGGTGTCGCTCTAAGCAAAACCACTAAGGATGGGTTGAATCCTATGATAGATAAGACAGGTCTGGCAGGTGCAACTGTCGTTGAACTTGGTAGAACCATCTCTGACTCTAACTATGGAATTAGAGGTATGGCAAACAACTTGTCTCAACTATCAACATTAATGATTACGTTGATAGCAACAACAGGTGGTTTTGCAAACGGAATGAAAGCCTTATGGAACACTATGAAGGGCCCCCTAGGATTGATAATAGGATTCCAAATTGTTGTTGCTCTACTTGAGAGATTTGATATGGAATCCAGAAAGAGCAAGGGTGCTGCTGAGGGACTTAGCGGTGTTTTTAAGAGTATGGGTTCTACGGTAAGTGATACAGCGGGTAATTTTGAGGTATATGTTAGGACCCTACAAGACTCTAACAAATCACAAGAGCAACACAAGATAGCGATAGAAAAACTTAACAAAGAATTTCCAGACTTTGTAAAAAACCTAAATGATGCAGGCTATAGCACTGAAGATTTAAGGAATAAAACTAACGATTTAATCACAATAACCAATCAGTATAGAGCTGCGTTATTTAGACTTGCACAGGCAAGAGCTGCACAAACTAAAATAGATGAGTTGGCAGGACAGGCTATTGACAATAGGCTCAAGGCAGAGGAGGCTGCGTTAAAACTTGGATTGACCTTAGATCAAGCTAGAGAATTGTCTGCACAAAGAGATGAAAAAAGAAGTGATAAATCTATTATTAGTGTTAGAAAAAGGACTAGAAATCTTGATGAATTTAGGACTGCTCAAATAGATGCAGCAGATAAAATCACATCTACTTTAGACAAGGAAAATATAGCGACCCAAGAACTTATCAATAAACTTATGGAGTACACCATAATAGAATTGGATAGTTCTAAAAAAAGAACTAAAGCTAGAAAAGAAGAATCAGATGAGAAAGGCAAGTATGATGCCTTAGAAATAGGTAATTTTGATAAGAAAATAAGAGCCTTAAAGGAGATGGGTCAAATTAGAGATTATTTCTTTAATAAAAACCTAGAGATGGATGTTGTTGAGAATAAGAACACAATAGAGGCTATATTACTTGAAGAACAGCAGAACCTAGCTAGACTAGATGCCTTGAAAGAGTTAGGATTAAATGAAGCTGAATTAGCTGTTGCTAAGTATGAAATAAATCTATTTTACACTAAACTTTTGGCTAAAGAGCAGGAGCAGTTAGATAGGCAAGGGTATGCTATGAGAATGGATATGTTCCAAAATTATGCAAATTCTCTTGGAAGTTTAGCTGGTTTAATGAAGGAAAATTCTGAAGCTGCAAAAACTTTAGCATTACTAGAGATTGCTGCAAATACTGCAATTGGATTTTCTAAAGGTTTAGTTTTAGCACAAGAGCAAGCCCTCTCTGCTCCTCCCGTAAGTACATTAGCCTTCCCCTTATTTATATCAGCCCAAATAGCTGCTGTATTATCCGCTGCAAATAGAGCAAAAGGAATATTAAATGGTGGAAGTGCTAGTGGGGGGATAACTACTTCTCAGCCTTCAATAACTGAAGCTCCTGATTTTAATGTAGTAGGTGCATCACCTGAATCTCAGTTGGCTCAAACAGTTGCAGGACAACAAGCAAAACCTTTGAGAGCATTTGTAGTTGGTAAAGATATCACTAACCAGCAAGAGCTTGATAGAAACGCTGTATCCAACTCTAGTTTAGGATAAATTTATAACGAATAAAAATCAAATAGTTATTTATATATGGAACGCATTATAGAACTTATTATAGACGAAGAAAACGAGTTTAGTGGAATAGAAGCTATCTCGGTTGTTGAAAATCCAGCTATAGAAGAGGATTTTATTGCCCTAAAAGAGCATAAAGAAGTCAAATTAGCTGAAGTAGACAAGGAAAAGAGAATTTTGATGGGTGCAGCCTTAATACCCAACAAAAAGATATATAGAAACAGTGGGGAAGAGGAATATTACATATTTTTCTCTGAAGATACAGTAAGAAAGGCCTCTGAACTGTTTTTAATGAAGGGTAATCAAAATAACAGCACTTTAGAGCATCAAGTAGAGCTAGAAGGTATGTCTGTAGTTGAATCTTGGATAATAGAAGATGAGACTAAGGATAAATCAAGAAAATATGACTTTAACCTACCTATTGGCACTTGGATGGTATCCGTAAAGGTCAATAATGATGATATCTGGAGTCAAGTTAAAGCAGGTGAAGTAAAAGGGTTCTCTATTGAAGGTTATTTTGCAGATAAAATGGAACGCCCTAGAGAGTCTGTAAGAGGCGATTACGATAAAGATGAACTTAGTGAGCTTAATGCTGAATTTGAGCTCTTAGAAGCTCTTGAAATGCTTTCTGAGGAGGTTGAGTTGGAATCTTATGGAGGATACCCTGAATCTGCTTCAAATAATGCCAAATTAGGTATAAAAAGGAATAAAGAACTTGGTAATAAGTGTGCTACTCAAGTTGGTAAGGTTAGAGGACAACAATTAGCCAGAAAAGAGAAGTTTACGCTACCTACTTTAAAGAGAATCTATTCTTATTTAAGTAGAGCTGGTGAATATTATGATCCTAGTAAGCCAGAGGCTTGTGGAACTATAAGTTATCTCCTTTGGGGAGGTAAAAGTATGTTGAACTGGACTGAATCTAAACTAAAAGGGATAGAAGATGGCGACAAATAAAAACACTTCTTATAGAGTACACGTTCAAGATACTACAGAAGCTGAAGTAAGTTCAGTAAATATCGAGAACGGTGCTATGATGCGAACCGATAGTGCTTTATATATGGGGCATAATGGAGAAAACGTAATTGTATATCCACAAACAGGGGGTTTAAATTTAGGTTGGGCTAGATACAACGATACTTTTTACGTGGGTTCAGATGATAATACTAAACTACTTCTTTCTGATGGTGTTGAGGTTACTTTACCTAATAACGGAGGAATTGTAACAAGAAGCCATCCAAGTTTAAACTTTTATGATGTAGCAAACCAAAAGTTTGTAGGTTTAAATGAGAATGATGTTTATGTTGTTACTGTTGTATTTAAAAAGAGTGCAGCAAACGCTAATCAAACACATTTAGACTTTAGACTTGTTGATGGAGATTATGAAAGGATAGATATGGCTTTAGGGTTTTATAAAGGAAATGATGAAACACAAAATCAACATATAATGCTCCAATACTATTTAGATGCAAATGCTTTAGAGAACGGTCTTACACCAAAAGTAACTGCTGATGGTGGTAATGCTAAAATTTGGGATATTATATTTTTTATACAACGAACACAAAACGGAACTTTATACTAATAGTCTTATAAAAAAACGCACCACATATGAAGAAAGAGAAAGCCACAGTAAGTTATTCATCCCCAAAGGGAGGAACTAGGGGATGTTTGTGTAAAGATGGAAAGAAGTACTCCAAAGACTGTTGTAATGGAACTCTGCAAGCTCAAGGAGTAGGTAGTTTGACAGGACAGGGGAACAGTTGAAAATACAACACTCTACAAGTAAATAAGTAATAATTATAAATATCAATTTTATGAAAGCAAGTGAAATCGTTTCAAAACTGAAAGATGTGCTTTTATCTTCAACAGAAGAGGTAGAAACTCAAGATACCGTACAAGAAGAAGTACAACTTGAAGAGGCTACTCCAGAAGTTCAAGAGGAAGTACAAGAAGACGTTAAACTAGAGGAGGCTCCTGAAGGGGATATCCCTGTAGAAGATGTAGTAGAAGATGCTGCTGAATTGTCTTACGCAACTAAAGAAGAACTAGCTGAGGTTAGAGCTTTAGTAGAAAAAATGATGGGTCAATTAGAGGCTAAAGAAGAAGCTAAGGTAGAAGTTCCTGAAGAACTTTCTGCTGACGAAGCTCCTGAACAACCTTTAATGCACTCTCCTGAGAATGCCTCAGAAACTGCTGCATTAAACCTATATGCACAAAACAGAACACTAACAACTTTAGATAGAGTTCTACAAAGAATTAGTAAATAATAAATAACAAAAACAAAAATTAAATTATGCCAACTTCAACTTCAATTTCAACTACTTATGCTGGAGAATTTGCTGGAAAGTACATTTCTGCTGCATTATTAGAAGGTTCTACTATCGCTAACGGTGGTATTACTGTAAAACCAAATGTAAAATTCAAAGAAGTAATCAAAACTGTATCTACTGATGATATCGTAAAAAGTGCTACTTGTGACTTTGACGGAACTTCTACTTTAACTCTTGCTGAGAGAATTATCACTCCAAAAGAGCTTCAAGTAAATTTACAATTATGTAAGAAAGACTTTCACCAAGATTGGGAAGCTATTCAAATGGGATATTCTGCATTTGACAATCTACCTTCTTCTTTTGCTGATTTCTTGATCGGACACGTTGCTGCTAAAGTAGCACAAAGAACTGAAACCTCTATCTGGGAAGGAACTGACATAGAAGGAGTAAGTGGACAGTTTGATGGATTAACTACTTTGCTTGATGCAGATGTTGCTCACACAGGTGCCTCTAAAATTACAGGTACAACTGTAGATGCTGCAAACGTAATTGCACAATTAGGAAGTATCGTTGATGCTATTCCTTCTACTATCTACGGAAGTGAAGATTTAAACCTTTATGTATCTCAAAATATCGCTAGAGCTTATGTAAGAGCTTTAGGTGGATTCGGAACTTCTGGTTTAGGAGCTGCAGGTACAAACGCTATGGGAACTCAGTGGTGGAACAACGGAAGTTTAACTTTTGACGGAGTTAAAATCTTTGTTGCAAACGGATTAGCTGATAACACTGCAATTGCTGCTGAAAAATCTAACTTATACTTTGGAACTGGTCTATTATCTGACTACAACCAAGTAAAAGTAATCGATATGGCTGACTTAGATGGATCTCAAAACGTAAGAGTTGTAATGAGATTTACTGCAGGTGTACAGTACGGAATCGTAGGAGATATCGTATCTTACGGAATCTAGTAGAAACAATTAATTAACTTAAAGGGGTGGGTAAGCCGAAAAGCCTACCTACCCTTTTTTAATACAATAATAATATGGCTTGTGATTTAACAAAAGGTAGAAAAGAACCTTGTAAAGACGTAGTTGGTGGTCTTAAAGCTGTTTACTTTGTTGACTATTCAGACTTAGGAACAGTAACTCAAACAGAAGATGAGATTACCGATATGACAGGAACTTTTTCTGCTTACAAATATGAATTAAAAGGAAATAGTAGCTTCGAGCAAGCTGTTAATTCCTCAAGAGAGAATGGAACAACATTCTTTGAGCAAACATTAAACCTTACCCTAAAGAAGTTGTCTAAGGAAGATCATAAGGAGATAAAACTCTTGGCTTACGGACATCCTCACGTTGCTGTTGAAGATTACAACGGTAATGTGTTTCTAATGGGTCTTGAAAATGGAGCTGATGTATCTGGTGGAACTATTGTCACTGGAGCTGCTATGGGAGATTTAAGTGGTTACACACTTACCCTTACTGGTATGGAAGTAAAGCCTGCTAACTTCGTATCTAGCCCAACTGCTGCTGATCCTTTCGCAGGAATGACTAGTGCAACAGCAACTATTGTAGAAGGAACAAATTCTTAATACAATTTCATTTTGATAATTAAGGGGTGGCAGAAATGCTACCCTTTTTTTGTGAACAGAAATAAGGTTATTTAGTTATAATTATATGATAAGGTTATTACCAAATACAGATCCTCAAACACTAAGCATTATCCCTAGAGAATATATAGAAGCTAGTGATTTACAGTTAGTGATTAAAGAGGATGGAACTAAAAAGAATGAGACGTTAACAGATTTGACTTCAATCATTAATGGTAACTTTTTAGATATAGAATGTACATTTAGTATTCTTACTGATGAAAGTTCTTATTCTATAGAGCTAAAGCAAGATTCAACTTTATTGTATAGAGATAAAATATATTGCACTTCACAAACTAACGACACTGTATCTCACACTTTAAACACAGGAGATTACGAGCAGTTCGATTCTGAAACAGAAGAGCAACAATATATAATTATATGAGCAGAAAAAATATAAAAAGAAATCGACCAGTTGATACTCCTAAGAAATCTTATGATTCTAGTCTTAGAGTCTTAAATTTATCAGGATATGAAGTGCCTAGCGTAACTGAAAGCAAGCGTTACGATTGGGTAGAATATGGTGACGATAATGACTACTTTGCAGAGCTTATTGAAAAGTATTTAGGTAGCCCAACAAACTCAAGATGTATTAACGGTATCGTAGATATGATTTACGGTAGAGGTTTAAACGCAACAGACTCTACAGAGAAGCCCGAGATGTTTGGAAAGATGCAAGCTATCTTAGCTCCTAAAGACGTTAGAAGAATGGTTAACGACCTAAAGATATTGGGTCAAGCTGCTATTCAGGTTGTATATAAAAAGGGTAAGAAAGAGATATCAGGATTGTATCACTTTCCTATGGAAACCCTAAGAGCTGAAAAAGCTAAGGATGGTAAGGTTCAAGGTTATTACTATCACCCAGATTGGATTAATATAAAGCCTAGTGATAAACCTAAAAGAATACCTTCTTATAGGAACGGAACTAAAGGTGAAAATATAGAAATATATTGTGTGAAGCCTTACAGAACAGGATTTTACTACTACAGCCCTGTTGATTATCAAGGATGTTTACAGTACTGTTCTTTGGAGGAAGAGGTGTCTAATTACCACTTAAATAATATTAAGAACGGTCTACAGCCTTCTTTACTATTGAACTTTAATAATGGAATTCCTACTGATGAGATTCAAGAGATTATAGAGAGAAAGATTTATGATAAATTCAGTGGTTCTTCAAACGCTGGTAGATTTATATTGGCCTTTAACGAGGATTCAGATAGTCAATCTACTGTAGAACCCATTCACTTACCTGATGCTCACGCTCAATACGAATTTTTAGCTACAGAGAGTAGAGAGAAAATTATGATAGGACACGGAGTCGTATCACCTATCCTTTTAGGTATTAAAGATAATACAGGATTTGGGAATAATGCGGAGGAACTTAGAACTGCTTCTATTCTTATGGATAATATAGTTATTAGACCATTCCAAGCGCTTTTAATAGATGCTTTTAAGGAATTACTTTCCTTTAACGGTATTATGCTTGATTTATACTTTACGACACTTCAACCGATTGAATTTACTGAACTAGACAATATCGCTACTAAGATCAAGAGAGAAGAAGAGACTGGTGAGAAGTTATCTTCTGACAAAGTTGAGCTTTCTGAGGAAGAAATATTGGATTTTGAGGTAGATGTAGAACCAATAGAAATTACAGAAGAAGAATAATATGAAGGCATTATTTATAACATTAAAAGAGCTTAAAAGAAAGTCAATATTTGATGGTAATGTTGATGCTGACAAACTTATACAGTTTGTTGAGGTAGCACAAGATACAAATATTCAACAGTATTTAGGAACTGCTCTATATAACAAGTTGCAGGCTGATATTATTGCAGGAGGTCTAAGTGGAAACTATCTCACTTTGGTTAATGACTATATTAAGCCTATGCTTATATGGTATAGTCAAGCTGCTTATATTCCTTATGCAGCATATCAGATATCAAATGGAGGTATCTATAAGCATAATTCAGAGAATGCTGTATCTGTAGATAAAGATGAAATTGTAACGCTTACAGAACACGCAACTGAAACTGCTGAGTTCTATACTCAAAGGTTTATGGATTATATGAGTTTTAATAGTAATCTATTCCCTGAATTTATAACAAACCAAGATGATGGTATGTATCCACACAGGGATATAAACTTTACTGGATGGGTTTTGTAGTAAACAGAAAGAAAAGGGTTTATAAGCCTAAAAAAGAAAACGAAATCAAATTAAACAGTTATTTAAAAAAGGTGAATAGCGAACCTATAAAGAAATAATATGGCTAATAATATAAATTGGGGTAAAGTATATTGTGAAATGGAAACCAACTCTTCTTGGGGAGTTAATGAAATTTGGAGCACAAACTACATTCCTGATTTTTCTGCACCTACTTGTTGGACACTTGTGGATGCTTTTACAGTTGATACAACAGCTTATAGAACAGATACAACATTATACACAACAGATAGAACACAAATATAAAGAAATAAAAAATGGCACAACAAGACATAACTATTGGCGCAGCGGATCAGGGGAATGGAGATACTCTGTTTGCAGCGTTTACTAAAGTACAAGCTAACTTTGACGAGCTGTATCTGGATGATGCAGGAGATGTTAATTCAGTAAATGGTCAGACAGGAGCAGTAGTTTTAGATTCAGACGATATTGCGGAAGGCTCTACTAATGAGTATTATACAGAAGCAAAAGTTTCGGCAAATACAAGCGTAGTAGCAAACACTGCAAAAGTAACAAATGCAGATCATACAGGAGAAGTAACAGGTTCTACTGGTCTGACTATCACTGATGGAGTGGTTACCAACGCTAAAATGGCTGCTAACTCAATAGACTCAGACCAATATGTAGATGGTTCTATTGATACAATCCATATAGCAGATGATCAAGTTACCTACGCTAAACTAGGAGCGGAATTTACAACTAGCGCAGCGGTAACAACTGCATTAGATTTTGGTTCAGCACAAGTATTTACAAAGACTATGACTGCGGACACTACCTTTACTTATTCAAATGTAGGTATTGGAATGGTTAAAGACTTTATATTAACAGGTGCATTTGTACCTACTTTCCCTGCAGGAACAAAAACAATAGCGGGAACGTATGATGGTTCTGTATCTAACTTAATTCAAATTATCGCAGTAGCAAGTGGAGATTACTGGATGTCAATTTCAAAAGCACAATAAAATGAAAGCAAAAGATTTCAACGGACACATTTCAACGTATAGAAGATTACCTAATGTTTGGGAAGATGAAAATGGTGTACACTTAAACTTTAGAAAAGCAGACCACAAAAAGTTTGGTTTTTATGATGTTGTTAAGCCAACTTACGATAGTATTAGTCAGAGACTAGGTGCTATTGAGTTTGATAGCGAAAACGAAGTATTTACTTATCCTGTAATAGATATTGACTTTGATGCTACTTATGAAGTACAAACGCCAATAGTAGATGAAGATGGAGAAGCTGTATTAGATAGTGATGGAGAACCAACTTACAACGTAACTACTGAAAGCACTTATAAGATTGACGAATTAAAGTCAAGTATTAAAACCCAAATTAAAACTAAAGCAGGAGAATTATTAAAACCTACAGATTGGTATGTTATAAGATTCACAGAAAGACAAGTTGCAGTACCTGATAGTATTGCAGAAGAGCGTGAAGATATAGTAACAAAAGCAGAAGGATTTGAAGCAGAAGTAGATGCACTAGAAAGCGTAGAAAGTGTTTTAAGATATTCCTTTGAGTTTTACCCACAACCAGACCCTTTAGTATAATTTAAAAGTAAGATATGTTAGGCAAAAGAATTATTAATACTGCAACAGGAGCAGCACCAAGTGCTTGTACAACAGATACAGTTCAAATATTAGGAGATACTTCTTGTATAGCATATTATAAAATGTCAGATGCTACAGACGAAACAGGTAGTTATGACGGTACACCTTCAAACGTTAATTTCAACGTAGCAGGTAAGTTTGGTAATGCAGGGGAGTTTAATGGGAGTAGTAGT